GCCGACGGCAAAGACATTTATATAAATGCTCCTACTAAAACTAGACAAAATTATCAATTAGAACCAGCAGTTGTTATCAATGATAGTAACGGCAATCCGCAGTACTTTAAAGATTATCAAGATTACATTAATCAATTGTCTACTTTTGGAAGCAACGTTTCTGACCAGCAACGTTTAAATCATCAAGAATTTTATAGTTGGGATCCGCATATTGACTGGGATAAGTTTGTAAACTTTCAGCAATACTATTGGCTACCTTACGGTCCAGATGCGGTTACGATTTATGGACAACAGTTAAATGTTACTAGCACATATACTGTCGAGATTAAAACTAGTGCGACCCAGCAAAAAGAATTTGTGTTCACTCCAAATGGATTAGACAGAAATCCATTGATTACGCTATATCGTGGACAAACATATTATTTTGAAATTAATAGTCCAGGGGAACCGTTTAGTTTTAAAACTGCACGAACAACTGGCATCGCTGATCGATATACTGATGAAGGATACATTGATAAGTTTGGAGTTACTTCAGGAACTATCAAGTTTACAGTTCCATTGCTTGGCCCAGACACGCTGTATTATGTAAGCGAACGTGATGCCGATCTTGGCGGATTTATTAAATTCGCAGATGTAACTGAAAATAGTTTTATTGATATTAATAATGAAATATTAGGAAAGAAAACGTACAAGTTATCAAACGGCACCGCGTTAAGTAACGGCATGAAAGTAAAATTTGCAGGACATGTAACGCCTCAAGATTATGCGACCGGTGAGTATTACGTTGAAGGTGTTGGATCTAATATTACTTTAATTCCGACTACTGTATTTGAAGTAATGACCACATATAGCGAAGATAAAAGTATTGAATTTGATACAACATTATTTGACCAATATCCGTTTGCGTCTGCAACTTCTTATGCTAATCAACTTGATTATATTACAATCAACCGTGCTAGTAAAGATCATAATCCGTGGTCACGATACAATCGTTGGTTCCACAAAGATGTTATTACTGCCAGCGCAGAATACAATAATAAACTTCCGGATTACGACCAAGCATCTAGAGCTGTTCGTCCAATTATCGAGTTTGAATCAAATTTAAAATTATTTAATTTTGGATCTATGGCCACTACTGATGTAGACCTGGTGGATAATTATACTAAGGATGCATTTACCACTATAGAAGGAACTCCGGGTTATAATGTTGATAATATACAGTTAACAGAAGGCATGCGGGTATTGTTTACAGCAGATACCGATTCCATTGTTAAAAATAATATCTACAAAGTTTCATTTGTTAATATTCAAAATTCAGGTATTGGTGTTCCACAAATACGTTTAATATTAGATCAAACACCATTAGAAGACACGGTAGTAATTGTAAGGCAAGGTCAAAAATACCAAGGGTCTATGTTTTGGTTCAATGGAGTTGTCTGGAATCTAGCACAACAAAAAACAAAAGTAAATCAGCCACCGTTGTTTGATTTAGTAGATAATTCTTTACAAAGTTTTTCAACATATCCCGGCTCGACATTTTTAGGATCTAAGATCTTTTCTTATGTTATAGGTAATACCACGGCAGATGCAGTATTAGGATTTGCATTAAGTTATCAAAACATTGCTAATATCGGCGATATTAAGTTTGAATTTAATTTATTATCCGATACGTTTGAATATAAAAACGGCGATTCTTTGATTTCTAAATCGACAAATACTGGATACTTGTCAAAATTAAATTATACAGATGAAGTAGTTTATAAAAATGGCTGGCAAACAAGTACAGTAGTACGCTCTCAGCCTGCATTAAGAGTTTACAAAAATTCTCAACTGACAAATAATTTTCCTCTTGATATCTATGATAATAAAACAGATCTTGTAGATCTAGAAGTTAGAATTTATATTAATGGTGTGCGTCTTGATTCACACCGCTGGTCGTTAATCGATTCCGCAGATTATAAGAAAATTAAATTAGTTGATGATATTGGTCTAACAGATGTGCTAACTATTAAATCGTTCGCTAAACAACCTATTAATAGCAACGGATATTACGAGTTACCTATCAATTTACAAAACAATCCTGTAAACAAGGACATGACAACGTTTACATTGGGCGAAGTTTCAGATCATGTAAATTCGATAGTTGATAATATTCAATCAATATTTGTAGGTACAATTAACGGATCTAATAATTTTAGAGATCTTGGTAACATTGCATCGTATGGTACTAAATTTGTACAACACAGCGGCCCTGCAAGTCTTGGATTATATCATATAACGTCAGACAAAAATAATATTGTACGTGCCTTAGAAAAAGCACGAGATGATTACGGCAAATTTAAACGTAGTTTTTTAATTAAAGCCCAACAACTTGGCGTTGATACGAATGTATATGACCAAGTAAATCAGATTCTTGTAAGCCTTGCGGCAAATAAGACAAAACAGCAACCGTATTACTTTAGTGATATGTTGCCTTTTACAGGTAAAAAAACAACTACACTAACAGTAGTTGACAGCAGAATTCGTGCGTATCCGCTTACAGATGTGTTTAACAATACTGTATTGACAAATAAAGCAGTCAGTATATATTTGAACGGAGTTCAGCCCCCACGAGGTATACAATTACTTCACGGGTTACATTATACATTCACCGAAGACGGCTATGTAAATTTAACAGACCAAGCAATTATAACAGAAGGCGACACGCTTACAATTTTTGAATACGATAGCACCGATGGTTGTTTTGTTCCGCCCACTCCTACAAAATTAGGTCTATGGCCAAAATACGAACCAAAAATATATCTTGATACAAGTTTAGTTACACCCCAGTTGATGATACAAGGTCATGACGGTAGTCAAACACTAGCGTATGGCGATTATCGAGATAACATCATTATTGAGTTAGAAAAAAGAATTTATAATAATATTCAGATAGTCTATGATCCTACCATCTTTGATTTGTATGATATTATGCCAGGGTATTATAGAACAACTGAATATTCTCTAGAAGAATTTAATTTAACAATGGCTCCAAGTTTTTATAAATGGGCCAATCTTGCAGGAAGAGATTTTGCTAAACCTGTAAAATTTAATAAAAATGATTCCTTTACATATAACTATACCGGGCATTTTGCACCCGACGGTAGATCTCTACCTGGATACTGGAAAGGAATTTTCCGATGGGTATATGATACTGATAGACCAAATATTTGTCCATGGGAAATGTTAGGATTTACGGAAGAACCAACATGGTGGCAAGACGCCTATGGTCCAGCACCATATACAAGTAATAATACAATTATGTGGAAAGATTTGTCTGTCGGTGCAGTAAAAATTCCAGGACAATCTGTAGAATATAGAACTAAGTTTGCTAGACCATCGTTAATGGAGCACTTGCCGGTTGACGAATCTGGGAATTTAGTAAACCCTGTTGTAGCACATTTAGCATCTGGTACATTTACTACTACGGCACAAGGACATTACATATTCGGCGACGTTGGACCGGTAGAACACGCATGGCGTAGAAGTAGCTATTATCCATTTAGTGTGTTAATAGCCTCAATGTTATTAAAACCTGCTCATACATTTGCTACTTGTTTAGATCGAAGCAGAACTGTTCGCAATTTATGCGGACAATTAGTTTATAGCACAACAAATTTAAGAATAACACCAAAAGATATTGTATTGCCTAGCATATATTCTAGCAAAACCCGAGTTCAAACATCTGGTATTATTAATTATCTTGTTGAACTACTAACAACCGATAACGTAATGTACTATAACGAATACCGTTATAATCTTGATAATTTAAATGTACAACTAAGTTATAGAATTTCTGGTTTTACCAGTAAAGATAATTTAAATTTAATTTTAGATAGCAAAAATCCAGCATCCTCTGGTAATGTATTCGTTCCTCAGGAAAATTATAAAATAGTTTATAACAACAGTTCCCCAGTTAAAAAACTTTCTTATAGTGGGGTCATTATTACGAAGTTAGCAGATGGCTGGGAGATTAAAGGTTATAGTTTAACTGAATCTTTCTTTAAATATTATCCTTACTTAAACACCGGCGGAACTAAAGTTAACGTTGGCGGAATAAGTGCTTCGTTTATCAACTGGACTCCAAATAGAAATTATGCTGTTGGACAAATAGTTTTATATGCAGGAAAATACTATCGAACGGTCGTTAACACCGTATCGGGCGAAACATTTGAATCTAATTTGTTTGCAGTACTACCGCAGTTACCTGTTGCAGGAGGAGTAAACGCAACATTTAGACAGACATGGGACACGTCTACAGTAAGCATATTACCTTACGGAACAGTATTACCGTCACCACAACAAGTTGTGGATTTCTTATTGGGCTATGGAGAATATTTAAAATCTCAAGGATTTGTATTTGAAGATTTTAATAATAATTTATTACAAGTACAAAACTGGGAAACATCGACCAAAGAATTTTTGTTTTGGACTACACAAAAATGGAGTGCAAATCAAGACAGTTGGGAACAGTGGGTTCCGAATAAAGCTGTTAAGTATGGCGCAATCATAAAATATAACGACGAATACTATAAGGCTATTCAGAATTCTCCCGAAGTTCCGATTTTTATTATTGAAAATTATATAAAACTAGATGGATTAGATACAGTAGGAAGTGCAGTAATTAGTCTAAGCCCAGCATCTAATAGTTTAGCATTTACATCTGAATTGTCGGTAGCTGACGATATTAATAATCCTTTTAATGACTATGAAATATTTAAAGTTGACGGTACAGCATTGCACCCAACTGACATTAATGCGGTAAGAGAAGGAAACAAAGTTACATTTTCTCCGATTGGTGATAACACAATATACAACGCTAGTTTTTATCTAATACAAAAAGAACAAGTTGTAATTTTAGATAATACAACTGTTTTTAATGATATAATTTATAATCCTGAAAGTGGATATCGACAAGAACGTATGAAGGTATCTGGATTTATAAGCGGTCAGTGGTTTGGCGGATTTGAAATTCCTGGATTTATTTTAGACAGGGCCGATGTCGCACAATGGAAGACTTGGACCGACTATGAGCTAGCCGATATTGTGCAATACCAGGGGTTCTATTACAGCGCGACGAAATTCTTAGCAGGTACATCTGAATTTAATCCTAATAACTGGACACAAATTAAAAAACCAGAACCTAAACTATTGCCTAACTGGAATTACAAAGCAAGCCAATTCCAAGATTTTTATAATCTAGACGAAGCAAACTTTGATACAGGCCAGCAATTAATATCGCAACATTTAATCGGATATCAACCTCGCCAATACTTGTCTAATATTATACAAGACGAAGTCAGCGAATTTCAGTTTTATCAAGGAATGATCCGAGAGAAAGGCACACAGAATGTTTTAAACAAACTGTTTGATGTCCTTAGCTCAGACAATCAGGAAAGTATTTCTTTCTACGAAGAATGGGCAATACGTGTAGGTCAGTATGGCGCTAGTGAATCTTTTGAAGCTGTTGAATTTATTATAGATCAGCCTAGTTTGACAAAAAATCCTCAAGGATTTTATTTGACAAACGATCCGGAGCCATCGACTAATTTTAACATAAATCTAACACCTAATGACATTTATTTAAAACCAGTAGGTTATAATTCAAATCCGTGGCCTGTTAATAATTCTCAAAAACCATTTTTAAGAACTCCAGGATATGTACATTCTGATAATGACATTATTGAATTAAAAACACTCGATGATTTGGCAAATCAATCCATAGCGTCTTTTAGAGATGGTATGTATGTATGGGTATCGTTTAGTGGTGCGAGTTGGAACATTTATAAGTTTTCACCGTCCGGCATTAAACCAACTACCCTTACCCAAGCCGGCACTAGTTTAACTATTACGTCTGCTACACAAGTAGACCCGTCGATATTAGGCGAATACGTTGGGTTTACCCAAGTAAGCATTGCAGGATTTTATAAAGTTACCGCAGTAAATTTAAACACATTTACAGTAAGCGCACCTAATGTAAATGATATACCTTTGCAGAATGTAATAGAATCACAATTAGAAATATTTAGATTATTCCCAGCAAGAGTAAAGTCGATAGATGATGCAAATGATATTATTAAATCTTATACAGAGTTTGGCGATAAAATTTGGATTGATAATAATTCTTCAAACAAATGGAGCACCTTACAATTAAATCCTGTTTTTAATAAACAAGAAATTAAAAAACCGTATCCTACACAAGATATGGCACACGGTACTACTATAGTTTTAAATGCCGAAGGCACATTGGCCGCAGTATCAACTATTGTAGGCGAAGTAATAACTTACGAAAAGCAAGGACCGCTATGGGTATACAAACAAATACTTAAACGCCCATTCATGGCGCAGTATGTGTTCCAAGCAGACCCTAATAAACCAGAATGGTTCGCCGAAACAATGGCAATGAGTGCAGATGGCGAATTCCTTGCAATCGGTTCTCCAAAGGTAGGATTAACAGCCACTAATACACTGACAAACGGTACTGTTGTGTGTGACCCTTCAGGTATAAATTCGACAAACTTAGCAACTGGTGCAGTTAGTTTATATCAAAAAACTTCTTACAATGAATATCTATTGTTGTTTACATTTGTAAGCGGCGACGATACAGCCGGACAGCAATTTGGTTCTACGCTAGTATTCGGCGATAAGACCTTATTTGTCGGCACTCGCGGAAATACTGCTACTGGCAAACAAGCAGTAGTTTATGAATTACGATATGTTGCAGTAAGTGGAACAACGATTGCTGTAACGAATTCAAATGCCGACGGCGATAATTCATTAGCAGTTGTCACCGTTACATACGACGGCGGCATTGCATCGTCCACTTACAAATCAATTAATGATATAACATTTGACGGCGGCCTTGCATTATCTATTAATAGCACAGCAGATCGTTGGTTGTTTAATAATTCAGTAATTAATATTCCAAATGGTACAACTGCCGGGTTTGGTTTATCTATTTCTGTTTCTAAAGATAACTCTATTTTAGCAATTGGCGCACCATATGCTGGCGATGTTTACATTTATAAACTAAAAGAACTAAACACATATCTTTTATTACAAAAAATTGCTGGCCCTACACAGCAAGTTTCTTCTGCAACTAATATAAACGGTGTGATTTCATTAGATAACACATCACTGATCCCAGGCTTAGGTTTTAGAAATTCGATTGATCAATTTGTTAATTACAAACTTGAAAATATTAGAACTTCTGGCGGAACAGGTTCTGGACTTATTGTCGATGCAGTAACCGGATTGTATAGTTCTACAGCAAAATATGTTAGCGGACTAGGCCCTCGACTTGTTGTTAGTAATATATCTGGTACAATTTTACCAGGCATGACTATAACAGGAACAGGAATACAAGCAGGCTTGATTGTTACAGGTATTAATGGAACAACTGTTACAATAAGTGCAGTTCTTTCCGGCGGCAGTCTGACAGCTAATACAATATTAACTTTTGCTAATTCAAATGTAACAACATCGATTAGAGTTAGAGATCCTGGTAATAATTATGCAGTCGGTGATACAATTACAGTTGTTAATCCGTTAGGAGTTGGTGCAGTACAAGCTCTTAATACAGATTTGATAGAACAAAGTTCATTATCTACTAGCACATTGGGTACATCATTAACAACTTCTAACAATCGCGCAGGTACAGGACTAAAAGTTAAACTAGCTTCCACTACTACACCAGGTGTATCATTTACAAGCCCGTTGGGCTCAACTGTTATACCAGTTAAATCTGTTGATAATTTTGTTGTAGGACAGCCTATTTTCTCATACACTAATCAAACAGCATTTGCGTCCGGAGCATTTATTACTAGTTTAGATAATACTGTATTTGAAGGTAGTGTATCTAATAATATTTTAACTGTTACAAAAATCACAGCTGGCAATGACAATATTAATACAACATTGTTAGCATCTATCGACGGTACCACTCTTACCGCAGAAGAAGTCGCCGGTTCACCTATCATACCGGGTATGACTTTATCATGCACAGGTATTAGCGATAATACAATTATTTTAAGCGGTAGCGGAAAAGTTTGGACTATTAATAATGCTCAAACTATTAGCCAACAAACTATTCAAGCAACATTGCCTGGCAAATTGAAATCAGGAATGCAATTAACCAACCCAGCGTTGGATAAACCGGCAATCTTTACAGCATCGATAGCTCCAAAAACAACGGCAACATTATCTGGGCCGACTGCAACGTTATCCGGCGGTACTGCTACATTGACTAACGCATTAATTAGTGGAACTACGTTAACATTTCAAGCATCTACAGGAGCCACAGTAGTAGCTGGAATGACAATATCTGGAGCAGGCATTACTAACGGAACTAAGATACTATACGGTTCTGCATTAGCATGGACTATCGATACTACTCATACAATAAGTTCTTTTATAACTGTTACAGCAACACTTGCCTATGCATCGATTAACGGTACAGTATTGACATTTACTTCAAGCTCAGGAGCTGTTAGTGTTTCAGCCGGAATGACCTTAAGCGGCGGAACTGTACTAGCAGGAACAACTATCACAGGCGGAGTTGGCACAACTTGGTATGTTGACAAGAGTCAAACTGCCACATGTACAACAGCTACTACGCCATATGCTTCAATATCTGGAAATACATTAACTATTACCAGCTCAACTGGAACTACGTTAGGAGTTGGCATGTTTTTAACTGGTGGCACAGTTACCGAAGGAACATATATTACTAGTGGAAGTGGTACTTCGTGGACAGTTGACAAGAGCCAAACAGCCACATGTACAACAGCTACTTTTGAAGCATATTTGGTCGACGGAACAATCACCGACAATGTATTAACGTTTACATCTGTTAGTGGCGCTCCTTTAGAAATTGGAATGGTGCTATCCGGAACAGGAATAACTACCGGAACTTATATAGTAAGCGGCAGTGATATAGAATGGATAGTTAGTAACACATTTAGTGTACCAACTATACCAACTATAATCACAGCAACACCTGTAGTTTTAACGGTGGCATCGATAACAAGCGGTACAATAAAAGTCGGCCAACGAATTACTGGAAGCTCAACAGCGGCAGACACGGCAATTATAACTAGTAAAAATTTGCAACCGGACGGCACCGGCACTTATTATGTTAGCCGATCTCAGACAGTTTCTACATTTACTGCTACATCGGCATGGACACTAGCTAAGCCGACCATTGTTACAATTACTATGGCTAGTTCATACATTAGCGGAACAACTTTGTATGGTAGTAGTGGCGGTCAGGGTACTATACGTGCTGGTATGATAGTTAGTGGAAGTACTGTTGCTCCGGGAACTACTATAATTTCTGGTTCAGGGCCTTGGGTAGTAAACATTTCTCAAAATGTTGCAGTTACCGACAATTTAATAATTACAGGAACAGGAACAGGCGGCGTTGGCACTTATGTTATGAGTGCAGATTTAGTATCAACTATCGTGCCAACTAACGCAGTTAGCATTGTAATCAACACGCCTACGCTGGCATCTTTATCATCAGATGCTGAAGTTTCTAGCATACAAATTACCTCACCAGGTGTTAATTATAATGTAGACGATCAAATTACATTTAATACCGGTGCCGGCACTATTACAACTAAAATTACCAGTGTAACATCTAATGCCACTGTCAAAGTATCTACAATTGGCAATGGAAGTATTATAAGAGATGCCGCACAATTTGGAACTAGTATTGCGTTGTCAGACAATGCAGAATTTTTAGCGATTGGTTCTCCATTATATTCAGGAAATGTAGAATATGAAGGCCGAGTTGCAATTTATTCTAATAATTTTATTGACGGAAACTCTTATAGTTTATATCAAAGCGTTGTAAGTCCTTATGCAAATCAAGGAGATTTATTTGGATCTCGAGTTGCGTTCGCCGGAAATTATAAAACACTATTAGTGTATAGTGCGGCCGCAGAAAATTCAATTCCGACTACATTTGATGTAAATCAAGAACTTCATTCGACTAAGAGTGGATTATCAACTACATTTGATACTGCTAGTTTAAATTTTAAAGAAATTACACAAAATTCAGGCCGCATTGATGTATATGACAAATATCAAAATAATTGGATTGCCGGCGAATGGTTATCAACAGACAATGCAACTGCTGATGGCTTTGGCCAAGGCTTTGCAGTTTCAGCCGATACAATACTTGTTGGTGCACCTCACGAAACTGAAATGTTAACAGATGCAACTAACGGAGTAACAATCTCTGAAATTAATTCTGGCAAAGTATATTCTTATCATAGAATTCCGGGCACTACTAGTTGGTCTACAATACACGAACAAACTGATTTAATTAATTTAAAGAAAATTAAGCAAGCCTTTTTATATAATAAAGTTACCAATAAATTAATTCGTTACTTAGATGTAATTGATCCGTATCTCGGTAAAATTGCTGGCCCTGCCGAGCAAGAAATCAGTTATAAAACTTTTTATGACCCTGCAATATATACTGTTGGGGATGATACAGTTAATGTCGATAACGGTACGGCATGGGCATCTAAACAAGTCGGCAAGCTATGGTGGGATCTGAATACTTCAAAATTTATTGATAATCATTCAGCCGATTTAATTTATAGAAATAGCACACTAAACGTGTTAGCACATGGTGCTAGTGTGGATATTTACGAATGGGTCGAGTCAAGTTTATCACCTGAAGCATGGCTAAAAGTAGCAGATACAAATACCGGACTTTCTAAAAATATAAGTGGCAAACCTTTATACACCAATGTGTATAGTGTTAAACAAACATTTGATACATTTAATCAAGCATTTAAAAACACCTACTATTTCTGGGTAAAAAATAAAGCAATAGTTCCTAACGTAACTGATAGAAAACTTTCTGCCAAAGCAGTTTCGGATTTAATTGCTGATCCAAGAGGCTCAGGATATTCATTCTTAACATTGACTGGAAACAATTCGTTCAGCTTGGTAAATTGTAAAAATTTATTAAACGGTTCCGATATCGTGTTAGGTGTTGAGTACTGGCTAGTTGAAAATACAACACAGAATATCCATACTCAGTGGAAATTAATTGATAATAACCCTAATACAAAACTACCTCAAACTATCGAAACAAAATGGTTCGATAGTTTGTGCGGTAAAGATCAAGCAGATAGACCTGTACCTGATTTAAAATTACCAGCAAAATTACGTTACGGCATAGAAAGTCGACCACGTCAAGGTATGTTTGTTAACAATTTAGAAGCATTGAAACAATTTGTTGAAAAAACTAATTTAATCCTGATTAAGGAACAAATTGTACAACAAAAAAATATTTCTAAATTTGATTCTTATGATGTCGAACCAGCACTAGTTACGAACCTTTATGATATAGCAGTAGACACTGAACTTGAATTAAGACTAGTTCCAGTATCAACTGTAAAAAACGCAATGGTAGATCCAATTATAACAAATGGAATTATCACAGGCGTAACTATTGTAGTATCTGGCTCAGGTTACAAAACAGCTCCGACAATTACAGTAGTAGGTACTGGTAAAGGCGCAATATTACAATCTTCTATAAACGTTGCAGGACAAGTTGTTGGCGTAACTATTATAGAAGGTGGTCGAGGTTATGTTGATAATACAAGTTTAAATGTAAGAGAATTTTCAGTACTAGTACATGCCGATGGTCCTGCCAACGGCAATTGGAGCATTTATAGCTATGCAACTAATCCAATCAGTTTAGTAAAAGAATGGGTTAGAGCAAGAACACAAAGTTATGATGTTAGAAAATATTGGTTCTATGCTGATTGGTACGAAACTGGATTTACACAATTCACTGTAATAGATTATTCTATAGAAACATTTGCTGAGTTAAATTTAGTTGATGCAGACATAGGACAAACAGTTAAAATTAGAGTTGCTGGCGATGCAGGTTGGCAGTTATTGGTCTGTTATTCTAAATCTACAAGTATAGATTGGACATCTCGTTATCGTGTCGTAGGGGTACAAAACGGAACAATACAATTAAGTTCTAAACTATACGATTTTCAAAATAGTATTATTGGATACGACGGATCTATTTACGACAGTATCGGATATGATTTTACCGCCGCTCGTGAATTAAGAATAATTCTTAATTCGTTAAAAGATGACATTTTAACTGATACATTGAAGCAAACTTATTTAGAGTTATTCTTTACATCATTGCGTTACGCACATACTGAGCAAACATATATTGACTGGGCGTTTAAAACAAGTTTTGTAAAAGCGAAACACAATGTTGGATCTTTAAAACAAACAATTACATATAAAAATGATAATTTAGCAAACTTCCAAGATTATATTTCGGAAGTAGTTCCCTACAGAACAACTGTTAGAGAATATATTAGTAATTACAATAGTGTTGATAACAGCAGTTCAATGATTTCTGATTTTGATTTACCGGCAATTTTTAAAGTCGGCGGCAATGATATAATTAATACATCGGTAGTAAACGGAAAAATTACTTCAGACAATACTGCAATTAATGAATATCCTTGGAAAAACTGGGTTAGTAATGTTGGATTTGAAATTACTGATATTATTATTACTAATAGTGGGTCAGGATATGTGACCCCTCCAACTGTAAGAATTATTAACGATTCAGGATCCGGAGCAGTTGCTAAAGCATTTATTGCCAACGGCAAAGTCAACAGAGTACAGTTAGTATCACCAGGAAAAGGTTTCTTATCAACTCCGAAAGTTATTATTGATGGTGGCGGCTCTGCTTCTGGAATTACAGCGACCGCTATTGCAATTATTGGTAATAGTGTTACACGCTCAAGTTTAATTAAAATTAAATTTGACAGAACTACACAAAAATATTACACAATACAATTAAACGAAATCGAATATCATAAGGGAACAGGAAGTAGAACGAATTTCCCATTAAAGTGGCCACCTGATATTAAAATTGGACAAAGCATTGTAAAAATTGACGACGTAATTATTTTAAGAGACGACTATATTTTGTCTATAGTTAAATCAACATCTAAGGGGTATACAAGCTATTCAGGATCGATAACTTTTAAAACAGCACCTCAAGGCCTTCCATCTCCTGCAAATATCACTATTGAATATATCAAAGATATTTCATTATTAAATGCTACTGACAGAATTCAATATTTTTATAATCCAGAAGCCGGCCAACTTGGCAAAGACTTAGGACAGTTAATGACCGGAGTCGATTACGGCGGTGTAGTTGTTCAGGGTGTCGATTATAGTGTAGCTAAAGGTTGGAACAGCGTAGGATTTATGACAGACCTTTGGGATTCTTATGAAAATACTTATAATGATTATATTGTAAGCATTGATTCGACTACATCGGCCAGCCACAGGTTTACTTTACCGTACATGCCTGAAGTCTTATCAAGTATTAATATCTATTACACACGAATCTCTAAACAGACAGTAGTATCCGACGGATCAAAGACTATTTTACAAATTGGCACCGGATTAAACGCTATTAATTTAACAGCAAGCATTGTAAAATCAATTACTGGTATAAGCACAACGGCAACAGCAACATCAATTGATGTTGTAACAATTAGTGAGACACAAGCAGGATTTAATTTCTTTAAAGGTCCTACTGCTAATTTAATTGTTGGCCGACAAGTTCAGTTTATTGCTGGGGTAATAGGCGGCCCGGTAATTAATCAAATATATTTTATAAAACAAATTATTAACGATCAAACATTTACTATTTCAGATACTTTGAACGGATCGGAATTTGTGTTAATTGATGCCAATGGCACGATGTTAATGCAATACAATTCTCCAACTAATTATATTACAGGTCCGACTAGTGCATTAACAGTAGGCATGGGGATACAGTTTTTTGGAACATCGTTACTTGGCGGCCTTATTGCAAACACCACATACTTTGTAAAGCAAATTGTTAATGCTACAACATATACTATTTCTAACAAAGTAAACGGTACAGTATTGTCCTTAACTTCGGGTAAAGGTACAATGACAGTTCGACAAGTAGCGGCCGCTCCTACTCTTGAATTAAAATTAAACAATACAACTGGACTAAAAGTAGGAGATACGGTAACTGCACCCGTCGCTGGAGCAATCGCAGACGGAACTGTAATTACGAAAATAGTCGATATTAATACTATTAACATCAATACAATCTTGTATGGAGATCTATTGTCTGGGACAGAATTAACATTCGTAAGAATATTAAACACACCTAAAGATTTTAGATATCTGACCAATGTGACAATTAAGTTATCTGAAGCAGTAGTAGCCGGTGGAATTATTAAAATTTCTGCTCCGCTAGATCCTGTTCGTATAGATGATGAGAATTTTGGTAAAATTTGGATTATTACAAAAACAGAAGCAACTACTAATATAATCACTACAATTACACCGATAACTTTCCAAGCCGGCGACCAGATAGAATTTACTGGAATCGAATTTGGAAATTTACAAACTGCAACTACATATTATATTGAATCTGTACTGTCTAATAGAACATTCAAAATAACAGCACAAAAAGGTGGCCCAGTGTATGCAGTATCTACTCAAACAGGTTCGTTAAGTGCTAAATCTATAAGAAATCCATTTGCTATAATGCCAACATATATTTCTGACGGTACTGAGCCAACTATTACGATTCCAGTAGCGTTTGATCTGCCATTAGGTGATTTATTAATATTCCGTAAGAGTACTAGTGATGGTGCCGTAGCAGTAAATGATGCAGATTTAGATACACAGCTAGACGGCGGTAATTTAATTTATTCTACAGCTACTGGATTATCGGCTGATGATATTTTTGTTGACGGCGACGGATTTGTAACACCGACTTCAAGTGCAGGGCCTGAAGAGATGGTGCCTGGGCAGGTTGTAGATGCAGTTGCAATTAAAGTATTTGATAGACCAAGTGATGGATCTGCCAATATTAAAATATTGAATTATATTGCCGACGGCAATAACAAAAAATTTGATATGGGACAATTTCCTAATAGTAAAGATGCAATATTTGTTAAGTTAGATCAACAGATATTGACTACAGGCACAGATTACTATATTGATTATATTAATAAAAAAGTAGTTTTAGTTGCTGTTCCAGCTAAAGGCAAAGTAATTACATTACATAATTTTGGATTTAACGGAACTAATTTATTAGACGTTGATTACTTTGTTGCAGATGGCAAAACCAAAGAGTTTATTACTAAAGCTCCCTATATTGACACACCATTTACATATCTAGTTTACTTAGATGGAAACGTGATTAATCCAACAATTTTTAAAACAGATACTACTTACGAAAGTCCTAATAGAATTGGTTTTAGATTCAGCATTGCCCCGAACAAATTTTCAGTATTGAATTATTTGATTATCTCTGGTAGCGAGCAAACTTATGCTATCTTTAAGAATGAAAAAATAGCAACTAATGGTTCTACTTCGTATACCTTGACAAATACAGTTGGTTCTTCGTTGCCTTTAGAAACTAGTGTTATTGTCAGAGCAAATCAAACAATATTAAAAGGCCCTAATTCAAGTTATTTTACTATTGCAAGTAATCAATATACCTACACATTAGATTCGTTAGCAGTACAACCTTATAGTATTAATACAGAAGATATTACTGTGTATGCGGCTGGCAATTTATTAGCATTAGCAACAGATTATACTGTGGATACCGCAGGAGTTAGCATTTCTATTAATAAAAAAATCTATAGCACATACAAGGGCAAGCAACTAGTAGTTAGTATTGCATCAGAGCAAGATTACAGTATTGTTGGAAATAAGATTACATTTAACACAGCATATGGAATAAATGATTATATTGAAATAATTAGCGCATACAAACACGATATCTTACAAATTCAACGAAGTAGAACAAAGGTAACTAATAATTTACAATTTAGTGCAATAACTCCAAGCTATTATAGATATGTTGGAGTATTAGGTGGCAAAATAGATTTGCAATCACCGATTGCAGATGAATCGCGCCTGTGGTTGACAAAAAATAGAGTATTGTTAATCAACGGAATAGATTATAAAGTAAATCCAGATCTAGCAAGTGTTACACTTGCAAGGCCTCCAAGTATCGGTGACGAATTTGAATCGATAATATTTGCAGGTACGCCAGTCAAGCAAGGACTGAGCTATATGCAATTTAAAGATATGTTAAATCGTACTGTTTATAAACGTTTGAATTTATACAAACAGTCTGCATTGACACAAGATTTACATTATTATGATAATGCAATCTATGTTAAGGATGCTGGTAATTTTGATAAACCAAATCCTAAATTAAATAAGCCTGGCATTATTGAAATTAACGGTGAACGTATCGAATATTTTACGATTAAAAATAATACTACATTAGGTCAATTAAGAAGAGGTACACTAGGTACAGGAGTTTCTACTGTACACGGTGCCGGATCTCGCGTACAAGATATTGGCCCAAGCGAAACTATTCCGTATATCGATACATATACTACTGAACAAGTAACAGTTGACGGCATATCATCTAACACTGTTATTCCTTTAAGTTTTATTCCATCAAAGAATGATAACTGGGTAAGAAATCCAAGCGATTTAAATTTATTTGATTCTGCGGAAATACAACATTGTAATGTAAATTTGTCTAACAATATAGTGTTAGTAACATATTCGATCCCCCAACAGACGTATATGCCTGTAGCAGATAAAAAATTAACTGTGGCTGGCAATATTTCTAAATTTAATGGAGAATATGCAGTAGTTGAAACAAATAATACACAAAACTATAATTTTACTCCTCTTGAAATAACATCTTCGATAGTTAGCGGAACATCAGTAAGTGTAACATTTAGAATAGCACCTCAAGATACATTGCCTACAACTAATGTTTACTATATTATTTCTGGTGCAACTCCAACTGGGTATAACAAAGCATATTTGTGTACAAACAGTACGTTAACTAGTATCACATTAAATATTACGACAAATTATGGAACATTTGCGGTACTGCCATCTAAAATAGCATCTACTCATACAGTTACTTTATATTACAGTTCTAATCCGGGAGTATTTAATGACAACTTAGTTACAACATTGTCGGCTCCAAGGTACGGTCAATCTGATGAAATTGACGTATTCGTCGGCGGATATGACGATTCTACTGTTTGGGCACCAAATACTATATTCGAAGCAGATCAAATTATTACATTAAATAGTTACACTTATGTAATTTTATCTAAACATAAGAGCGGAGCAACATTCAATAGTCCAGTTGTAACATTAGATGAGCAAGGCCTAACAATCAGTACTAGTGTGCTAGCAACAAGTGTTAGAACTTTCTTTGTAGGAAATATTCGTTTAAAGAAAGCTCCGTATTCTGTATACAATATAGCAAACAGTCCTACAAGTCCTGAAGGTGATGTTGCATTTAAATCGGATTTTTCTGTAGATGGTATTAATTCTGAATTAGTATTATCTAACAAACTTACCGCAGGAACTGTAGTTACAATTTATAGACGATCAGGCAAAACATGGACTGAAACAGGAGTCTCCCTACAAGACAGTCAGACTAAAATTGCTAAATTTATAACAGCAGTACCTGGAATTTGGATATCAGGTAATCAAATTACAGCCACAGCGACTGTAGTTACAACATCAACAGCATCATTTGATAATGTTAAAGGAACATTTGATAGTGATACTATAACATTCGATCAAGGAAATTAAAAAAAATGGCACAACAAATTCTTAACATAGGATCAACAGTTAATGACGGAACTGGTGATACTTTACGTACAGGTGCTCAGAAAATAAATGCAAATTTTGCTGAACTGTATCTAACAACTATTCCAACGCAAGTAGGAAATTCCGGAAAATTTTTAACTACTAACGGTGTTGGTACTATATGGGCGACCATTGACGATCAGATTTCAGCGGCCGCTAACAATCTAACAGGAACAACGTTAGCATCTAGTGTGGTAACTTCAAGTTTAACAACAGTAGGAACTTTAACAAATTTAACCGTCACAAATCCTATTGCTGGAAGTATCACAGGCAATGCCAACACAGTAAGCAATGGTATCTACACTACAACAACGTATCAAAATCCCACTTGGTTAGGAAGCCTTGCAGGCTCAAAGATTACTGGCAACATCTCGGGTAATGCAGGTACAGTTACCAATGGAGTATACACTAATCAAATTTATGATAATCCTGATTGGATTAGCAGTTTAGCAACTAGAAAAGTATTACCTAGCCCAGTCGGCAACGCTGGAAAATTTTTAACTACAAACGGTTCGGCTGATAATGCAGGGTTCACTTGGAGTAATATAACAAGTTTGCCAGGCGGCGCACCTAACAAAATTTTATACCAGTCTGGAATAGGTGTTACTAATTTTATTGCGGCTCCTGGTTCAGCAGGCACATTCTTAAAATGGAATGGATCAACTTTTGAATGGACTGCTACTGGTGCAGGTCAAGGAACAGTAACACAAGTACAGGGTTCGGGAACAGTTAGTGGTATTACCTTATCCGGCAATGTAACATCTACCGGCAATTTAACTTTAGGCGGTGCTTTGACATTAAGTAGCGGCCAGGTTACTAGTGCTTTAGGATTTACACCGTTACAATTAACTTCATTAAGTGTCAACGTAAATTCTGCAAGCGGTACAGGTTATTTGACATTTGATAACGTTACTGGAATATTTACATTTACTCCTCCGGCACCGCCTACTGGTACTGTGAGTACTGTGAGTGTAGCAACTGCTAATGGGTTTACTGGTACGGTGGCAACTGCTACATCAACACCAGCTATCAGTATTGGCACAACTATATCGGGTTTATTGAAAGGCAATGGAACAAGTATTTCCAGTGCGGTCGCTGGAACAGATTATCTTTTACCTTACGGATTGACAAATGCAAACTATATTTTAGCAAGTCCAAACGCGGCATCTGGGTATCCGTCTTTTAGAGCATTAGTTGCCACTGATATTCCTGTACTAAATCAGAACACAACGGGCAGTGCGGCTAAGTTAACAGTGGCAAGAAATATTAACGGTCAAGCATTTGACGGTACCGCCGATATTACAGTAACAGTATCCGCATCTTCGGGAATAACTGGACTAGCCGGCAGTATGGCAAGTTTCTTAACTGGGGGCACTAGCGCAACACTTGCCGCGGCAATTACAGATGAAACTGGCTCGGGCTCATTAGTATTTGGTACAACACCAACTCTAGCAACTCCGATAGTAACATCGAGTCTTACAACAACAAGTACTACATTTTCACTAATCAACGGAACTGCTACAACTGTAAACTTTGCCGGCGCGGCCACTACAATTAGTATTGGTAATTCTACTGGAACACTAACGGTTAATAATGCAAATACAGTATTAGCCGGAACAGCAACAATTGCCAGCACTACATTAATTGGTCCAGCTACTAGTGCTAACCTTACACGTTTTCCTGGCGCACAAGTTGTTGTTAGTAATATAGCATCAGGCATACAGAAAAATGAAACTTCGACTAATTCTGGTATTATGGCTGAAGCGGTAGGTGTTAATGCTGGCAACTATGGTGTTGGTGTTTATGGTGCTGGATATACAGCAGGTAATGCTAGAGGTACTGGTGTAACTGGCGAAGGACACGTATCAGCAACTGGCGATAGTGCAAGCGCAATTGGTGTTAGAGGTTATGCGAACGATGTACATGCCGGCGGTTTAAACGTAGGATTGTTTGGCGATGCAAGCGGCGGACTCAACAACTATGCGTTGTATATGAACGCTGGCGACATATATTCTACAGCCGCTCAAACTTGGACTTTGGGCGGAGCATTGACATTCAGCGGAGCATATAAAGTTACAATTCCAGGCGGCGTTGCAATTAACGGCGCTGGTACACTAGGATTTGCCACAGGATCCGGTGGTGCTATTACTCAAAGTACTAATAGATCTACTACTGTAGATTTGAATAAAACTAACGGTGCTATTACCCTGTTTAACACTACCGCCACAGCAGGTCAAATTACATCATTCATAGTTACAAACACAACAGTAGCCGCTACAGATACGATTATTTTAAGTCAAAAGTCTGGATCAGGAATTTATTTCTGTACAGTTAGTGCAGTAGGAACTGGCTCGTTTACAATCAGTGTTTACACACCAAACGCTGTTTCATCAGCAGATGCTCCTGTAATTAATTTTGCGGTGATTAAAGCTGTGATAGGTTAATTGATTAAACTAGCACATTAAGATATTACATAAATATAGAATAAAGAGAGATTACTATGCAAGGTAAAGATTTAACTGGAATCCACGTAGAAGGCCACATTAAGATCTTCAACCCGGAATCGGGCGAAGTATTCATCAATAAACGTAACGCCATTCACTATGAAAATATGAGTATTGCGTTGGCTCAAACTATGGCTAATAGTACTAAAGGAGGCACAGTTTATCAAATGGCCTTTGGCAACGGTGGCACAGCGGTTGACCCAACAGGTATTATTACCTACTTAACTCCAAATAGCTCAGGTAGTAATGCTAGTTTGTACAATCAAACTTATGCAAAAGTAGTTGATGGACAAAGCAGTAATAACACAGATCCAACACGTAACTATTTAGAAACTCGTCACGTAACTGGCACGAATTATACTGATTTATTTGTAACTTGTTTATTGGATTACGGTGAGCCGTCGAGTCAACAAGCATTTGATAATGCTAACAATACAAACGATGCATTTGTATTCGACGAATTAGGATTAGTAAGTTATAATCCTGCCGGCACCGGATTACTATTAACACACGTTATTTTTAATCCTGTACAAAAAAGTTTAAATCGTTTAATCCAAGTGGACTATACGGTACGTATTCAGAGCCTTACTGGCCTAGCAGGAGTTTAATAAATGTCATATCAAGTAACATTTACTGAATCAAATAATCCGCTAAAGCCGCCGATTACAGTCGAAGATCAAACAGTTAACACTCAAACAGATGTTACCTTTGTTGGAAAGAACTACTCAGGCTACGGCCCAGTCATTGCAAAAAACTTTTTGCACTTATTAGAAAATTTTTCTGGGCCTTCGAAGCCATCAAATCCAGTGCAAGGGCAGTTGTGGTTTGATAACTCCGTGGACGTAAGCCAATTAAAAGTTAATATTGACGGCACTACTAACGGCTGGGTAAGCGCAGGCGGCGTAAAAAAATCACCGAGTGCTCCTACGATATCTGCAAGTATCCAAGGCGATTTATGGGTAGACACGATCAATCAGCAACTAAGTTTATTCACAGGTAGTAATTGGTTATTAGTTGGACCAACTTTTAGTCAAGGATCTCAAACTGGTCCCAAGTTAGAACAAATCGTAGATACACAAAATATTTCTCACACGGTACAAAGTATCTATGTTGAAAATAACCGTGTTATGATTATTAGTAATCAAACATTTACACCAAAATCAACACAGACTGGATTTACCACAATTAATAAAGGTTCAAATTTATTTAAACCTAGCAGTGGAGAACTTTACAAATACAATGGCATTTCTACACAAGCTGATAGTTTAACAGCAGGTTCAACAAGTGTTACAATAGACAATTTATTACGTAGCGATCAACCAAGTACAACGAATTCTTCTTTAACAATTCGATCAGCCGCAGGATTAACAGTGGGAACAGATACTGGTTCTCTTACACTATATACAGAGACTGCTACTAACGCGGCAACATTTTATGCTAAGAGCGGTAACAGTATTGATTTTAAACTTAATGTTAACGGAACTAATCAAACAGTATTACATTTAGATCCAAGTAGTTATATTGGTATTAATAAATCAAACCCAACAGTTCCTTTAGATGTTAACGGCGCAATTTCTGCAACTAAACTTAGATTAACTAGTACCGAAATCGATAGTCTTTCGTTAGTAGGTGGGGTGTACGTAGGAGGCCCGACAGAGGTACAGGGTCTTAAGATTAATGGAATACAAGTTATTGCAGGAAATATTATTCCAACAGCAAATAATACATACGATCTTGGCTCGGATCCTGCTGAAAACGGAGTAGCATTTGCTAATGTATATGCTACAAATTTCTGGGGAAGTTTTAACGGAACATTTGCCGGAGGTTTTAGCGGTAGTGTAAGCGGTAGCGCAACAAAGTTAGCAAGCCCAACTAAATTTACAATGGTTGGGGATGTTATCAATGCAGTAACTGATGCTACAGACTTTGACGGCCAAAATCAAACAATCACGTTTAATACTTCTTTAACCAGCACAGCATTTAATCAACCAGGGGTAACTAGTGCATTAGGAACAGACGAACTACTATTACATCGCCCTACCGAAATTGGTTTGAAAAAAATTACAGTTGCGACTCTTACGCAAAGTTTTCCAGTCGTACCAGTTGGCGCAATATTTCCGTTTGCAGGCGTTACTACAAAAATTCCAGTAGGTTATTTATTATGCGACGGTGCCGAAGTATTGCAGTCTAAGTATAGTGAATTATTTAATACAATTGAGTTTACATATAAACCTTCCGCCCAACTACTTGGAGCTGGAACATTTGCATTGCCTGATTTCAGAGGTAGATTTGCTTTAGGTCGGGATAATATGAATAACTCGATTCAAGTTAATACGGCGGCAGGCGTTTCAATTTATACAGTTTCAAGCCCAGCTGGCCGAGTAGACAATCAGTTTGCTAGACAACTTGGCGGATCGCTTGGTTCGGACAAGACAACAATTACAACTTCTAATATTCCTGACCACAGACACTCGTTAAAAGGTGCGGCCGGTAATCAATACTATGCTGTAAGGAACGTTGCAGGTAATCCAGATGATAGCGATGCACTTCCGGGCCCAGGAGGCCAAGCCGCTGGCCAGGCCCAGTACCTTTCTACTAGCGGGAGTGTAGTAGCTGACAGTACAGGCCAAGCAATTAATATTATGAATCCGTACTTGACAATCAATTATATTATCTATACCGGAGTAACTGTATAATGAGTTATACAATATTAAAAACTAATGGCGACCAGTTAACACAAATCGTAGATGGACAGGTTGATCAAATAACTACTGATTTAACATTAATTGGCAAAAATTCAGCCAGTTACGGTACTTCATTAAATGAAAATTTTGTTAAATTATTAGAAAATTTTGCAAACACTAGCCCTCCAAATAATCCTATTATTGGACAGTTGTGGTTTGATTTAAGTCAAGGCAGATTAAAAGTTTATGACGGTAATTTGTTTAGAGTATCAGGCGGTGCATTAGTATCTAAAACGATCCCGTCGACAATCGCTACTGGTGATATATGGATAGATAGTACTAATCAACAAATGTATTTTAATGACGGTGTTGCCAATATACTAGCCGGGCCGATATATACTTCAACACAAGGATTATCTGGATTTCAAACTACTACTATTGTTGATATTTACAGCGTTAGTCATACTGTCTTATCGTTATATTTGAAAAAAACACTTATTGGTATTTTTAGTTTAGATGAATTTACTCCAAGAGTAGCACCGTCAGGATTTAGCGGAAATATTACTGTCGGATTTAATGTAAGTAACTATTCTGGAATTACATTTAAAGTTCCAGCTTTATCAGCAACACAATTAATAGCCGCAGACGGTACTGTTAAGACAGCTGAAAATTTCCTTAATACCGGAGATTCTACTGGTAAAAATACAACTTCTAATAAGATAGTAATTACTAACGTTACTCCATTGGTTTTAGGACCCGGACAAAATAGCGATATTAGAGTAGATAGTTCTAAATTTAGTTTGAATTCCATCACCATAGGACAGAATTTTGCTATTAACGTAAATTCAGGATCGGGCCTATCTCCTGCAATGTTTGTTTCTACATCAGCACAGCAAGTTGGTATCTTCGTTGCCGCTCCAACAGCAACATTAGATGTTGGCGGAAATGCAAATATTCGAGGAAATCTAACAGTACAAGGAACTTATGTAACTGTAACAACTCCGTTGACCCCAGCTAGCTCATCTGCCGCAGGAATTCCAGGACAAATTGGCTGGGATACAAGTTACATTTATGTCTGTACAGCAGTAAATACCTGGAAACGTGCCGCGCTAACAACATGGTAACACTAGCATATAACGATAAATATTAGGAATGAGGAATAACTGATGTCATATACCATTAATCGATTTAACGGCGCCCAGGTAACTGTGGTAGCTGACGGAACTATAGATAGTACGCTATCAATCAAACTGATAGGCAAAAACTATGCCGGCTACGGCGAAGTACAAAACGAAAATTTTGTATTTTTGCTAGAAAATTTTAGCAATAGTACTAGTCCACCAAACCCACTTTCAGGCCAAATTTGGTTTGACAGCGCCAATAGCAAATTAAAATTTTATGATGGTAGCAAATTTCGTCTAGCCAGTGGTGCTGAAGCTAGCGCATCGGCTCCTGTAGGACTTACACCGGGAGAATTTTGGTATGACACAGCAAATAAACAAGTTTATGTCTGGAACGGTACTACATTTACGCTAGTTGGCCCACAAAGTGTTGCTGGTGCTGGAACAACACAGATGCAAAGTATAAGCGTGTTAGATGATGTTGGTGCAACACATTCGATTATCCAAGCTGTAACTAATGGCCAAATTATGTATATCATCAGTGCTGATGAATTTATACTTAACACAGCATTAAATGCCATTAGCGGATTTAGTAAAATTGGTAAAGGTATAACTTTAGTTAATAGTACAGTTGGTAGTACACTAGGAGTTACGAGCTCAGGTGATCAACGCTTCTGGGGTACAGCAAGTAACTCGGATAAACTAGGCGGAATCGCGGCTAGCGAATATTTAAGAGCAAGTACAACAAGTTTTGCAACACCGATTCACTTTAGCGATTCCGGATTCACTGTTGGAAATTCAAATAACTTGTCAGTTAGCATTATCGGATCGACACCAACTATCGCTAACGTACTAGGAAATACAGTTAATTTTCAAACAACAGTAGCAGGTCAGACAAAAACACCATTGACTCTAGTTGGTGCAGATATTCTTCCTGGAGATACAAATTCTACAAGTCTTGGATCTGCGGCTAAAGTTTTTAGCACAGTATATGCAACATCCTTTAATGGTATTGTAACCCAAGCTAATCAAATATTAGAAACAGTTAGCGGTTTATATCGTTCAGGTAACACTGGAGCGGCCGCTAGTACAGTAGCAGTTCGAGATTCAAATGCTGACATTTATGCAAACGTATTCCAGGGTATTGCAAGCTCAGCAGATTATGCTGACTTGGCAGAGAAGTATCTAGCAGATGCAGATTATCTAGTTGGTACAGTTGTAGCGATCGGTGGAGAAAAAGAAGTAACAGCTTGTACAGTAGGCGATCGTGCAATCGGTGTTATTTCTGCTAATCCAGCTTACATGATGAATAGCGGATTAGAAGGTGGAACTTATGTGGCATTAAAGGGTCGTGTTCCTTGTAAGGTAGTTGGCCCAATAATGAAAGGACAGCGATTAATTGCTGGATCGAATGGTGCCGCTCAAGTAGCTCATACATCAACTGACGTGTTTGCAATAGCATTAGAGTCAAATGATGATATTGCCGAAAAAACTATCGAAGTATTGGTACTATAAGGAATTATTATGGCAGGCGCTGGAACAAAAATATTAGCTTCGGATTATAATGCTATTCAAAGTATAGCACAAACATTGTTAGGCACCGGTTCGGGACAATACGGCTACGGACAAGCAGTATCAAGCTCGCAAGTTCGAGCAGGCGATCCATTCAAGTTAACTGATTGGGTCAATTTAAGAAATGATTTATTAAAAATCGGCGCACATCAAACTGGATCAGGGACAGAAGGAGCTAGGTTAATAATTCCAGGAAATTTAGATCCTCGAAATATTAGTAGTTTTATTACTAAATCGGGAACAAGTCCTTGTTTGGTAACGTTTGGATTTAATCCTGCAACTTCATCTGCTCCGTCAATCGGTGCACCTTATAAAGTACAAAACTGTGCCAATGCTAGCTATAACGGAGTGTTCACATCAACAAATAGTTCTACTTCAACAATTACTTTAAGTTATCCTAATGATCCAGGAACGTTTGATTCGTCACGTACAGTAAAAATTAGTAGCGTACTAACAGATGCAGTAAGATCACAGTATTTGTCTTATGCAAATGAAAAGTATATTGGAGCATTTAATCCTACTACAACTATTACAGGTACGACCAATGCAACAAGTACCATATCATCTGCAAATGCACAAGTTATTATGGTCGGCGCAACTGTTGTTGGATCTGGAATTCCACTTAATACTACAGTGGCAAGTGTAGTCCCAGGTATATCATTAACATTAACTCAGTCGGCTAGTACATCAGTTAGCGGTGCAACTTTTGCATTAACCCTGGTTACTGGTATAAAAACAGTAGCGGCTAATCAATTAACACCAAACGAAGCAATTACTAGTACTAATAGAACTGTAGCATGGAACGGCAACATTCAATCTATAGCAACGTATACTTTTCCGTCTGCTGATTCAGCCCGTGCATTTTTTAATAGCGGTAGTCAATTTGAAGTAACTCCTTCATTGACAGGAAGTTTTGGTTCTTCGTCAGTATTGAAAGATCAAACATGGCAAGTAATGTTCCAGCAAGTTGGAACTATTGCATTTAGGGCAAATGATTGTATACAAACTCCGCCAGATTTTAATCCCAACGCAAGTCAGCATTATCCGATAGGATGGTTTGGATTGACTACTACAGATAGATTAGTTTTTAGTAAACAAGCACCTAGCGGAGCATATTCAGCTAACGTATTAAACGTATTTGCACGTAGAGATGCGGCAGGTGCTGTCTTAATACTAACAGTTAGATTTCAAGACGATGCAACATCAAATCCACCTTGGGGTATAGACGAAAACGTAGATGGTATCTTAGGAATTAATTTTACAGCTACCCGCGCAAGTGGTTCAAATGTGTCTGTAATTGTTCCTCCGGTTAGTGTAACATCTATAGCATAATTAAATTTTTGGCACGACAACTGCCGGAGATAATTATATAAAAAGAGGAGTTCAACGTGCCAACATTGGGACCAGGAGTCGGTAATGTTATTACTGCAAATACAACAGGGGATTTCAACACAATACAAGCTATTGTAGCTAAAGTGTTGGGCGCTCCTACCGACAGTGACCCTAGGTACGGTTATAATCAGGTATTATCCAGCGGACAAGTTTCTGTTGGTAATAAAGTAACTCTAGCACAATGGTCCAATTTGCGATCGGATATGATTCGTGCTCGCGGTCATCAAACAGGAAATGGTGCTGAAAGTAACAATATTGTCCTTCCGACTACATCAAGTTTAATTACAGAATCGGTACGTCAAGCATATTTGACGTATGCAAACACATTATCAACTTATCGAGATACTATAGCAAGCAATCAGTACACACAAGAACCGATTAATACAGCAATACGTACTGCTTCATGGAACGGTAATATTTATAGTACAGTTAGTTTAAATTTTGGAGATTTACCTTCGGCTCGCGCATTTTTTAATGCAGGTGGCTTAGTAAAAATGTCAGCAAGCCTAACAGGGTCTTTTGGTGTAGCCGCAACTGTCAAAGATAATACATGGGCAACTATGCTAGCACAGTCGGGAACTATTACGTTGGGTCCAACTTCAACTTATCTTGCCCAAGGAAGTTCAGGCACAGTTTCTAGTTCGATTGGATATTTTAATTTAAACGGATCTTATCAAACTATATTTTTAAAACCAGCACCTGCTGGCGCATATTCTAATAACGAATTTAGGATCCTTGCAAAGTATGCCGGAACATCCTTAGATATACAATATCAATATAATGATATATCTGGACAGCCAAATCCACCATGGGGTACAGATGAAGCGGTTGACGGAATCGTAACACAAACTACAGTCTTGTGGAGACCTACAGGTTCATATGTGGCGCTTCCACAACCGAGTGCAACTCTTGCAGGTGATTTACAAAACGGTGCTGGCGGCACTTACGGATTGACCGCCGACAAATATGTAGTTGACGAAGGCGGAACAGTTGCAGTAACATTAAAAACACAAAATGTAGCAGACGGAACAGCAGTTACATATAGTGTGACCGGTGTTGCCGCAAGTAGATTTAGTTCGGGTGCTACATCTGGATATTTTACAGTTTACAGTAATAGTGCAACAATTAGTTGGACTATTGCTAATAATTTATTCACCGACGGAGTTACATCATTTACAGTATCTCTTAATAATGGACTTTCGTCGGTAGTTATTTCAATTAATGATACTTCTAAAACACCTGTTGGTAACGTATTTTTTCTAAATACTGGCCAACAAACTTGGGTAGCTCCTCCAGGAGTAACACAAGTTAGTGTTCTTATGGTAGGCGGTGGCGGAGCCGGCGGCGCATTTGCTGGCGGTGGCGGTGGCGGTGGTCAAGCAAGATTATTTTCCACTCCGGTAAGCCCAGGCCAAACATATTACTTAGATGTGGGTGCAGGCGGGTCAGGCGGCGGCGCCGGCAGTAATACAAGTTTTAGTGGCAATATAGCCTATGCCGGACAAGGTGGCGGAACTGGATCGACTACAGGTCATGCTGGTACACACATAGGCGGTGGCGGCGGCTCATCTGGAACTGGAAACGGTGGCGGCTCTCCAGACGGTAACACAGGCACTACTATGAAAGCCGCAGGTGGAGGCGGAGGTGGTAGCGGTAATAATGGTAATGCCGCGCAAAGTCAAGAACAAGGCGGAAACGGTGCAGACGGACAGGTATTTACATTCGCTGGATCAAATTATTGGCTTGGTGGTGGTGGCGGTGGTGGCGGCACTAACGCGGCTGGCACTGGTAAATATGGTGGTGGCACCGGCGGGCAATCCGATAATCCTGGTTCGAATGGTACACCTAACCTCGGAGGTGGCGGTGGCGGCGGTGGAGCCAAAATAACCGGCACACAACTTGTTGCCGTACTAGAAGGGCGAGTAGGCGGAAACGGCGGCAGTGGCGGCGTCGGACTTTCTTGGACATAAAAATCTAACAGTAAGTTCTTGACATGATAACTATAATAGTGTATTATAAACACTCTCAGAGGTTATTATGGACGAAAGAATAGAAAAAGCATTTGAAGTGGCCAATTACATGGCGACCCTTTCAAATCAAAGACGTGTTATCCTTGAAGAATATAATCAAAAATTAGTTTATTATATTAATGGAGCTACGTTTCAAGTTGATTACAACTTAATTAACTTTGCCAAAAATTTAATAGATCTAGGCCACACAGAAGACATTGCATTTGTTGATGCAAATAATCAGCCTGTAATTATTAAAGATGTTCAAGATTTTTTAGATAATTTGCTATCTGTTTATTTTGAATCCGTCAACGAATATCAAACTAAATTTGCGGAAATTAAACGTAAACGTAATGTTAAAGATTTAGTGGATCTATGACAATCGGCGCATTAATTTTTGCTCAAAATACAGTTGGTGTTGACTATGTTAAGTTAGCAATATTTGCGGCACGACAGGTAAAAAAACATTTAAACATACCCGTTAGTCTAGCAACAGATAGTCAAGCCTGGCTAGAATTTTATCCTGAACATGCCGAAGTGTTTGATCAAATAATTCCTATTATTGGAAATACCACTCAACAAAAAAAATTCTACGATGGCACGCTAGTATATCAAACTGCTGAGTGGAAAAATTTAACACGTAATCAAGCATACAATATTACTCCGTATGATCGTACACTAGTTATTGATAGTGATTTTATCATTAACTCTGACACATTGCTAAAAGCATTAAACAACGATTATAGTTTTCAAATTTATCGTAAAAGTTTTGACCTAGCAGGTTGGAGAGATATTAGTAGTTTTGAACGCATTAATCAGTATAGTGTTCCATTCTATTGGGGCACTGTTTTTATCTTTGAAAAAACAGCCAGTACTAGAAGTTTGTTTGATTTAATAGAATATGTTAAAAGTAACTGGGAGTATTTTAGGATCATTTACAAAATAGATAGTCCGACATTTCGCAACGATTTTGCATTTAGCATTGCTATACATATTATGAATGGAAATACAGAAGGCGACTTTGCTCATGAACTACCAGGGCTAATGACATACATTTTAGATAGGGATATCCTAGTAACAATGAAAGATAGTAAAATGCAATTCCTAGTAGAAAAGGCGCATTTTCCCGGCGAGTATACTTTGCTTAGTACCAATGCGACTGATGTGCATGTTATGAATAAACAAAGTTTAACAAGATTTATAGACGAGGGTTACGGTGTCTAAGGGATTTATAGTACTTGCTCAAAATACTGCTGATGTCGATTACATTAAGCAAGCATACGCATTGGCACTAAGCATACATGCTACCCAGTCTGAAACTGCCATTAGTATTATTACTAACGATAATGTGCCTGAAGAATATCAAGAAGTATTCGATCAGATAATTCCAATTCCGTGGATTGATGATACTACTGAAAGTAGATATGCATCGGAACATAGATGGAAAATATATCACGTTACTCCTTACGATGAAACAATAGTACTTGACGCAGATATGTTACTGTTACAAGATATTAATAATTGGTGGTGGTATGCACAAGATCATGACTTGTTATTTTGTAGTAATGCACTTAATTATAAAGGCGACATTATTAAAGACAGCATTTATCGAAAAACATTTACAGCAAACAACTTGCCAAATACGTATTTTGCATTACATTATTTTAAGAAATCAGAACGTGCAGAATATTTCTATAAAGTATTAGAATTTGTTGTAAACAACTGGGCATGGTGTTATGGTAAGTTAGCTAGCGAGCATTATCAAAATTGGTTAAGTATGGATCTAGCGGCCGCTATTGCTTTAGAACTTTGCGGATATAATAGTTCGGCAGATGCTTGTAGCCCGTTGTGTTTTGTACATATGAAACCAGCAGTACAAGGATGGAGTTTATCAGTCGCTAGTTGGCGTAATACTATTCCTTATACATTTACAAAAACAGGCAAGCTAACAGTTGGAAACATAACTCAAAATTATCTTTTTCATTATGTGGAAAAGGATTTTATCGACGAAGATATAATTAACAAATTAAAAAGATTAGCCAATGGATGATGAAGAATTTTTAACAGAAGAACAAGTATACGAAATTGCAAATCAAAAATTTGTTTTTGATTACTATGTTTATTTTGATAAAGACTCAGGTAATATACTGTCTTTATCGAACGAACCACAACCTTATGAGAATTTTGTACAAGTAGAATTTGAAGAAATACAAAGATTTTTTAAAGGAGAAGATAGCTTTATTAATTTTAAAGTAGCATTTGATAAAGACGGATCTATAAAATTTGTTCATAAAAATGAAGGAGATTTAATTTTTAAAAACAATATTATAGAACATGTTCGCTTGAATAATAATGAAAATATATTAACAATAGAATGGTCAAAATTAGGATGGACTTTTAGTATCGGCGAACAATTTTTACAACATCCTAAAGCGAAAAGTTTAAATGCTAAACTATTATTTTATGTGACTAAAGAAGATAATATTAATGTATTGATACGTGTAATAGAAATGCAATTACGAAATTTAATAGGTAATGGATCGGTTTTGATCCCGTTTAAAACGGACGAAGAAAAGGATATTGAAAATGTTTCAATATTCACATTACCATTTTTTGAAAGTTATGGAATGAGAATTAATTATGATTAAAGTTATTGACCAAGACATTATATTCCTCAGTTACGATGAACCGAACGCTGAAAAGAATTATGCAGATTTACTAACTAAAGCACCGTGGGCTAAACGTGTACACGGAGTCAAAGGTAGCGATGCCGCGCATAAAGCCTGCGCCGCACTAAGTGAAACGGAATACTTTGTTACTGTAGATGCTGACAATATTGTGGATCCAAAATTTCTCGAAGTTGAAGTAGACCTAGACGCATTAGGACTAACTCCAGATCATGTGTTTAGTTGGTGCGGTCGAGTACACGTTAATGGATTAGAATATGGCAACGGCGGCCTTAAGATGTGGACACGCAAATTTGTAAACAATATGCGTACACATGAAAACAGTGATCCAGAAGATACCAAAGGATTAGTTGAGTTTTGTTTTGATGACAAGTATTATCAGTTTAACGAAAACTACAGCGAGAGTTTTACCAATGCAAGTCCGTTCCAAGCATGGCGAGCAGGATTCCGTGAAGGTGTAAAGATGTCATTGGACCAAGGCGCAAAAGTAAAAGACTTGCGTAGCATTTGGTGGCAAAACTATCAACGTTTGCTAATCTGGTGTAACATTGGCGAAGACGTAAAAAATGGCACATGGAGTATGTATGGTGCTAGAGAAGGAGCATATCTTACTAACTGCACAGATTGGGACTATGCTAATGTTCGTGATTTTGATTGGCTTACAAATGAATGGGAAACCAAGTATAGTAAGATTACAGACAAAATGTTGCCCTACGAAATAATGGGCTTGGGCGACACACTCAAACATGAATGTAAATTAGAAGTGGGCAGTATGGATGCTACTGCTAGTGCATTCTTCAAACGTGTATATGTTAATACTCCTAGAATTTTAAAGAACCGCCAATAATGTACGATATTGTCTTTATCAGCTATAACGAGCTTAATGCAGAAGAAAACTATGCTAGACTGTCATCTAGGTTTTCGTCACCTATTTTGAAGAGAATAACCGGGGTTGTAGGCATACATAACGCACATATTGCGGCCGCCAAAAAGGCTATGACAAAAATGTTTTGGGTAGTCGACGGTGATGCTGAAGTGTTAGATTCATTTAATTTTGATTATCAAGTACCTAATAATGAATTAGATTATGTACATGTTTGGCGAAGTCAAAATCCAGTTAACGGACTTGTATACGGCAACGGGGGAGTTAAATTATTACCAAAAAAATTAACAATGAATATGGATACTAGTCGTATAGATATGACAACTAGCATTAGTAAATTGTTTAAACCCATGCCGGAAATAGCTAACATTACAGCATTTAACACAGATCCATTTAGTACTTGGCGTAGTGCTTTTAGAGAATGTACTAAACTATCTAGCAGTAGTATTGAACGACAAAACGATGCCGAAACACAGCAACGATTAGATGCATGGTGTACACTTAATGATAGTGCTCCTTATGGATTTTATGCCTATTTAGGCGCACTCGCTGGCCGAGACTATGGAGAAAAAAATGCCTCCGATAAGGAGGCATTGAGTAAGATAAATGATTTTACTTGGCTAGAAGTTCGTTGGCTAGCGGAAAAATCTCAGCTATCACTTTAGCACAAGCAACAGCAACTTCTTGGTGCTCTTTCTGTGTACCATTAGCACTACGCAATTCAATAAAGTGAATCCAACTACGTAGTGTACCATTCATATACAAACGACTTTCGATAAGCCCTTCGGGTAGTACAGCACGAGCCTGTTCTTTTGCAATACCACGTTCGATAGCTTCTTGATAGACTAAGCGACTATGTTCAATGATGAACTTTTGTTTGGCATCCCACCATGCTTGTAGCTCTGTATCGCTTGTAGAGATACTGTTCTGCCTATTTGCTGTGTCTTGGAGTCGTGCTTCTCGCATTACAAACGACAAGTCTTTAGTAGGGTCAGCATATCGCTGACTGAATTCTTGAAAGCTGAAGCTACGATGTCTGAGGATCTGTCGTGCAATATCTCTTGTGGTAGCGATTTCAATACAGGCGGAGACCATTTCGAGCGGGCTCCAGTGCTGGTGTTTGACCAAGTATCGTATGAGTTTGTCTGACGTCTCTGTGTTGAGTTGATTGGAGGGATTGCTGACACGGGCGCAATACGCAATAAGTTCTTGTGCGTCTTGAAGGCCCATGTCTGCAAATTCTTCTGTTGGCTGGCTGTAACTAAGTAGTCGAACATTCATTATTTATAACTTTCTTTTTTTAAAAAATTGTTGTGTGCCTTTTTCAATGTCCTTCTTTACACGGATAGTATCGAGTTTAAAATCTACATTGTCGATATTATCTTCGTAATTTTTAACCAACTCTTGAAGTTGTTTTTCAAAGACGGACCATCCTTCCTTACGGGCTTCGGCAGATATTTTTACTTCCCAGGTTTTGCCATCTTTAAAATTAATCAGAACTGCATTAAGATATTTTAACGGTAATACGTTTAATTGTATTTCCGAAAATACTTCAGGCCAGTGATCAATTACATCCTTGGGAAGAGTTTTCCCAGATTTTGTCACTCAGCTTTCTTCTTACTCGGTGATAAATCTTCTGCTTTACGTCGAAATGCCGCGGCCTCTTTCGCTAGTTTATCAGCTTGACTACGATAAAATTTAGCCTCGGATTCTGGACTATCAAAAGATATAGGAGTAGTTTCAACAGTTGTTGGAACTTCTTTTACAGTAGCAACTTCTTCGACTTTTGTCTTAGACTCTGTCTTAGGTTCTGTAAGACCACTCTTAATTGACAGTGCGTCAACTGCTACACCTTGTTGTTCAGCAATAATCTGATTCAATTCACTTAATTGAACACGAGTAGTCGAATTAGGAATCATATCGATTTGATCAGTTGAAACTTTAATCAAACGATTTTGTGTATGCAATGCGGCTAACATTGTACTACCATCCGGAAATATACTACGAGCAAGTACTTCGCCGAACTCGTTTGCATTTTGTCCACCGGTACTTTCAACTAGATTAATAAGTGCATCGTGATATGAATCTGGAAGATTTTCTGTTGGAGTAATTAAACAACTATATGCATCTCCGGGTAATGTGCGAAACACTACTAAGCATTTTTTTCCGTTAGAGCGAACTCTACCTACATGTTTGATATCGGCCATATTAGGCTCCTTGTTTTGATTGTGCGGCTTTTTGTGCTTCTGCTTGTTTAGCTACTGCATCTAAAAACGCACTTAGTTTATTGTATACAGTTCCGACCATCAGCATTTCAGACGGTTTAAAAGCACCACGAGTACTTGCTACATCGATAATAGATTTCATAGCACTCAGATCTTGAATATTTAAATCGTTACTGTTATCCTGTTCGGGTGCAGTAGTTTGTTGTTCTTCTTGGGTTGTTTCTACTTGTTCAGTCATAATATCTCCTTATTGAAAAAGCACAATATAATTTATCTCGTTAGGATTAATGGACAGGCAATCTTGAAAAAACTAAGTTCCTTCTCAACTTCAAATCCTATCCTAGTAATATATACTATAGTATTTGTATGATCTAGGGCCAAATCTTGTCCAATATAGTACCTACCATTAAGATTATGCTTAATCCAATAGTCTAGCTCTTTAGTTAAAGACGGGTTAAATTTGTCTAATGTAGTGTATTTTAAATGAGGGCAAGCAAACTCGACCCTACGTAATCCAAAATAATTTAACGGGTTTGGTTTGCCTGCTTTAAGTGTCATTTAATTAGTCTTATCTTGATAGTATGCGTACTCGCCCCATGGCGGAACAATTTTGTCATTGCCGTGGATAATGAATACTGTATCACAGTAGTTTTCGTCACCCCAGCTACCGTATGGATATCCATCTGTAAACATGATAAACTTTTTAGGGCTAATATCATTCTCTTTCATATATTCCCAGTTGGCATCAAACTCAGTTCCGCCACCACCTATTGGCTCGTACTCATCAAACTCGTCCATGGAATACCCATCGTAGTCTGCTTCGTTGTATACTGATGTATCAAAACACCATACTTTAATTTTGAAATCTTGATACTCTTGCATGATACCTTTGATTTCAGATAAGAAGTCTTTGGCTTGATCGTCGCCGATTGAACCACTCATATCAATCGCTACACAGATATCGATTGTTTCTTTAAAGTTAGTACCTGGAAGAATAGCACCCATGTGCCAGCCTTTACGATTAGGACGCATAAAGCTAAAATCATCGCGAATAACACTTTGGATTTGCTGACGGATAATTTCACGCCAGTTCATCTTAGGCTCTGTAAGCTCTTTAATCATGCGTTGTACACTAGCCGGCGTATTACCTGCACCTGCGGCTTGTGCGGCTTGGATAGTTGCTTCGCGCATTTCATCGCGAATCTTTTTCAACTCGTCTTTGCTATAACTTGGTCGATTACCATTAGGGTCTTGATCTCCCCAGTCGATATGATCGTCGAGCAATTGGCCAAGTGCTTTTAATTGTTCCTCATCCATCTCATCAAAGATTTTATCGTAAATTTCTTCTGCACCCATGCCGTAATATTTGGCATCATGGAAGATTTTAATACCTTCAATAACATGTTCGCCGATATGGTCGCGTACCAATTGTCCGTTAACACAATAGTCGGCCGCAATGTTAAAAATTTGAGGATCACGACCTTCACGGCGTGACATATGGTCAAATACATTGTGTAGAATTTCGTGTGCGATAACGAATTCAATTTGTTTAATTGAAAGCGGTTCAAAAAATTTACGGTTAAAATAAATGGCTCGACCGTCTGTAGCCGCAGTACCACACCATTCTTCTGCTTCTTTAATTTGCAAACGAGTTGCTAAATTACCAAAAAACGGATGGCGAAGTAATAGACCCACACGGGCTACGATAATCTTGTCGATGATTGGATCTGTATGTGACATGATGCTCCTTTACTGTATGTATATATTATAACACCTCCCGAAGGAGGTGTCAAATGCCCTTAAACCGAATTATTTACGACGATCTTCTTTATCGGTAGCGGCCGCAATGTACTTGCCAAACTTAGCGTGGAATGCATCGAAGCAAGCAATTTCATCTGGATCCAATGGCAGTTTGTAAGTGCTCAATGCCAATTTAGTACCCATAATAACCAATTCTGTTTCAAAGTTATCCATAATAAATTGGAAGAAGTTGTTAACTTGGCTGTTCCAATCTTTAGCTTTCTTATCGCAAGAATCTTTCAATTCGTAGCACAAGGATACAGTCAAAGAATACATGGCTGAAATTTCTTTTGAGTCCATCTTTTTAACCTTGCCGCTCAGGATATCCGAAGGGTTAGGCATTTTGCTGGCATGTTTACGGTGAGCCATAAACTTAAGAGCAAGACCTTCACCAACAGAACCTGATACCAAATCAGTTAGTGTGTCTGTGTCGCAGTCATCATCATGCAACAATTCGGAAACAAAAGACCAGCTACGTGGAGTAGCAAACGCACGGCTTGAACTTTTTGGATCAAAGTCGTACAAGTCTTTCTTAGAGAAAGTCAAAAAGCCAACAACGTCTTTGTGGATTTTGTTTTCAGCCGCCCAGTCAAAGTAGTCGTCCCAATCCACTGTCATTTCCAAGTGAACAAAACGGTTAGCCAACGGAGCAGGCATACGGAATGTAACACCTTTGTCAGTTTCACGGTTACCAGCCGCTACCATAACAACATTGTCTGGCAACGAGTAAGTACCAACACGACGATTCAAAATCAACTGATAAGCCGCGGCCTGTACGCTAGGAGCGGCACTGTTCATTTCGTCCATGAACAGGATAATAGTTTTATGTTTACTAGCCAATGCTTCGTCTGGCAATTCGCTAGGAGGAGCCCAAACCATCTTGCTTGTGTTTGAGTCAAAATATGGAATGCCTTTAATATCGGTAGGTTCCCACAATGACAAACGAACATCGATTACATGAGCATCGAGCTCAGCACCAAGTTGTTTGATAATATCGGATTTACCAATTCCGGGAGGACCCCATAGGAAGATTGGACGCTGATTTTTGAACGCTTTACGCAGGGATTTTTTTGCGCCTTTTGGTCCAACAGTTCGGCTATTAATTTCTGCCATTTTATTTCCTTTAGTTTACGGGTTTAAGTTGCTAGGTAATCTGTTACGCTATGTAAGTATTATAGCACCGCTACAAGGTTAAGTCAAGCAGAATCTTCTGTATTTTGTCTATTTTTCATAGCCTTCATTAGTCCAAACTTCCGAATGTCGTCTGAAAACATATAAAGTTCAAAACTCTTTTTTTCAGTAAAAACAGTAATGCTTTGGTTTGTAAGGAAGTATGGGCAGTCGATATACCTGTCCAAAAAAATTATAGTCTGTGGACTTAACTCGATTAATTCGGTAAACGGAACTTCGTAGCAGGCCATATCCAATTCTTTAACCAAAAAATCCAATCCGTCTTCGGTAAGTCTAAGCCCGCCCCCGACCTTAGTTCTGTTGTTTACAAACCATTTACGTTGGAACAATTGAACATTAGCTTGGTCGCTACTCTTGTCCCATTGTTTTAAAAATATTTTGGTATATGTATTATTTGATATCATTTAACTACGGTACCGGTGGTAAGTTTGTAAACTTCAAACTCCGTAGTACCAAAAGTTAAATTTAATTTTTTTGCTAAATTATGTGCATGTCCAGGATTTGAAAAACTAGTTTTCTTATACTTAGGGCCTGGATAACTTGTGACGCTACTAAAAGATTTGAGATTAAAAGGCTCGGCTTTATAAAAGACAGCCCAAATGGCATCGGACTCCAAAACCTGTTCGGCTTTGTAAGTCTTTTTGTTTATATGTTCTAATAAAACTTTAGGTTTTGGTCTGCTCATAATATATACGTCTCGATAAGTACGTATATATTTATCTATTTTTTATCAGAAAACCCGCCGCCGTCCATAGACACTGTTACTACTTCGTTATTAACAGATTGCTTTAATTGGTTAAACAATGCTTCATAGTCTTGCGTTATCTTGTTTAAAACCTCAGTTAATGCAATATTAAGTAATCTAGCTTGTTGTATAGATAATTTAACCTCTTTTTGCTGACTTAACTCAGCCGCTTTAAGAATCTGTGTAAACTGTATTAATGGGTTAGTATTAATTTGATTTTGCATTAGATAATACTGCCTTCATTTCAAATTCACTTTTAAACGGACCTTTATTTTCGTAACGTTCAATAGTAATTAGTTTAGGGCAAAAACTACGCACCCAACCTTTTTCAAATTTAATTGTATAGTAACCTGCACAATATAAACTTTTGCTGGCATTACTTTTAGTAAACAACGGTAGTCGACGTCTTACATCATACATACTATTGTAAGGCTTACACATACTAGGAAAACCGTGAACTTCAAACTCTTCAGTAGTATTAGCAGTAGTTACTTTAACTTTAGTATTTTTTAAAAAGAATTCTTTACCAAATTGTTTTTGTAAATCTTCTTTCTTATTAAACATAACTTCGCCGGTAGTACTACTTAAGATAAACTTGTTGTTTTCTTTTTTATGTAAAGTAGCAATTTTGGAACCGTCTTTTTCTACAATCCAAAACTTACCATCTACGATGGGCTTTGCGTGTATTTCTGTCATTAGTGTTTATGACCGCAGTTGCAGTCATCCTTTGTAAAAAAATTTTTAATTGATTGCCATAAATTAAGATATCTAAAATGATAATCTGTCAGCATTGGTTGAATGTGCGGGCAACGACCTTGTCGCCAGTCACAGTTACTTTTAATTTCATCACCGCACGTCTCACACTTCATTATTCACTCTCCGGTTTGGGAAACTCTGGACTAAATGGCCAACTAGTGCTAGGATTTGGTCTATCTTTTAAAACTACGTTTTCTTCAATTATTGTTCCGTCGTCTTCGACTAGGCTAACTTGGAATGGAGCAAGTACGTGGATAGCTGAATGTTCCTCTTGCCAATCATGTTCACCGTCAAACAACCAAGCCGCACCGCCTTCGTGATATGAAGATTCAAATGCTTCCTTTTGTTTGTCTGTAAAATCATCACTATATTCAAACCAACAAGCACAACTATCGTCTAGTTCAGCACCCCAGCCTGCATTAGGATCGCAGTAGGCAAGGTCGCTATCTTTATACGGCAAATTGCAGTCCATATCCGATTCAATAAAACCTTGCCCCCAACGATATGTCTCATCGATATTAACCCAACTGATAGAACCGTCTGCATTTTCACGGAACATTTCCACGTGGTAAACTACGCTTTTCTTTTCAAGAGGTTTAATTAGATATACAGACATTATTTTTCCTTACATTTCTACGTAATCTTCTTTGCCTACTCCACATTCGGGGCATTCAAAGTTTTCTGGTAATTCATCCCATTTGCCTTCAGTGGCTTCGTCATGTACATGACCGCATACTACGCATACGTGATCCATTATAGTGCCTCCAAAACTTTCTTGTAAGCATCAGCGTGACGTTGCTCTACTTTTTGTAGTGCGGCAAAACGTGCTTCTGCCTTGGCTAGAACTGCTTTAAATTCTTCAGCGTGTTCGATCGACTCGTCGATCTGTTCTTGGAACTCTTGAACTGCTGTATGACCTTCTTGTGCGGCTTGATCTTTAAATGTAGGATACATTGTTGTGAACTCATATGTTTCACCTTCGATGGCTTTTTCCAAACATACCTTAGTACTTGGCTTGCCGATTAGCAATTCCAAATGTCCCCAGGCGTGTTTAATTTCCTGATCTGCTGTGTGTTCAAAATGCTTTGCTACATCCTCGAAGCCTTCTTCGCGGGCGATCCGTGCGAAATACCGATACTTGATATGAGCCATAGACTCACCAGCAAGTGCTGACTCCAGATTTTTCAATGTAATTGACATGTGTATCTCCTTAACTGTCTAAGGGTAATGTATTCCACTCTTTGATTAGAGCGAGTACTTCTTCTTCGGAGTTACAAAGAGTCTTGGTATTTTTCCAATCTTCTTTTTTATCTCTTCCACCGATTTCAACCATCCAACCGTTATCATAACGATTGATGCTGATGTTTTCATTTACTTTTGCTAATTTAGATAATTGTGACATTTAGTTCTCCTTGATATCTAGCTTGGAACGGTTCAGCATACGTTTGTATGTTGTCTGCAATTTTTTTCATGTCCCATGCATTGCAGAATTTGAGCATACGAATACCTACTTGATCTACTGTTTTAGGTACTGCATTTGTTTCAATAGTTTCTCGAATACATTGTTTAATGTCTTCTGGTTGCGCTGTTAAGTCGCACAAGTGTACATTACGCTGATAGTCTTCTAACACACGATGTTCTTCGCCATTGTGGTCAACCCATCTCTGTAACATGAGATTGTTCCACGAATATCCGCGGCTTTTACGGTCTTCGAACGCTTCAGTAAGACCAACTTTGTTTTTAGAACCTTTAGTACGCACACCTGGATACGCTGAGAAGACATTATCACTGGTATCACCACGTATACATTTCTCGAACAGCATCCATTCAGGATCTTGTGCGGCTTTTGGCTCGCCTGTTTTCTTATCTTTAACGGGTTTGCCTTTGGCATCAAACGTTCCTTCGTGTGTAATGTGTAAATCGCCTACACCGTTATATTGACTAACGTTAGGACTAATCAGCTGTGCAAAATCTCCGTCTGTTGAAATAATAACATGTTTTGCATCCGGATGAGCTTGTGTCCAACCTGCAATTAAATCGTCTGCTTCTAAGCGTGGGTGTTGTAAGATTGTAGCATTAGTTTTTTCAGTTACAAACTTTTTAAACTCATCAAATGCTTCCCAGAACAATTTATCTTCTTCTTGTTCTCGTTCAGTAAGTGCGGCACGAGCTTCAGATCGATTGGCTTTGTAAGGCTTATAAAAATCTTTACGCCAGCTACGACCTTCGAGACAGAACACTACATGAGTACCTCCAAAATCTTGCCATGCTTTCTTGATACTGTTAAGTGTAATATGAAAGGCCATGCCCAACTTGATGTCAGCAGAGCCTTGAACTACGTGTCTAGCACGAAAAAATGTGTTAGCAGTATCAACTATAATATATGTCATCCAATTTCCGATCTGTTTGCATCCAATTTCTGGACATTAATAAAACCTTGACTACGATTCATTTCTAATCCTTCGTCACTAAGCATATTACGTGCTAGTGTTTTGAACCAGAGATCAACCACTAGCTCGTCCGGGTCACCTTCTAGGCCGTAACCTGCTTGTCTTAATTGTACTACAAAATATTCGTTCCAGTCAAGCTCGAAGAATCCATTTGCTGGATTATCTTTATTAACATGAGTTTCTAATACAGCTACCCACGGTTCTTTTCTTTTATTGGCACGTTCTTTTGGTGACAGTTTAGCTTGGGCTTCTGCTTCTTGCGCTCGAGTAGCGGCCTCGGTAGCTTGCTTGGCTGTTTCGGTAGCGGCCTCTGCTATAGCTAATGAGCGTTCTGCTTGTGCTTCAATCTTATCGATACCAAAAATTTTCTTAATTAATCTTTTCATTAGGTTCCCCATTCGTTCTTAAACAATGGAACTTGTAATCGATCACTATATCTCAATCCATGTTTCATTGCTATCAGTGCTACGTTTTTATTGTTTAATGTATAGACACTTTCAATACCGCCTACTGGCATCAAATATACATGTCCTTTAAATCCTTGTTTGCGGTAAGCCGCAATAGCACATTCTGCATCTGCAAAGTCTTGCTCTGTGGCAATGACAAATTTTAAGTATGCGGTACCAAACCATTCGTATTCACATACAGTTTGCGGCTTAATAGCTTCGTCCCAAGACTCGCCACTGCACGGAAGTTTAGCACTTACGCTAAATGTAATTTCACGATCTGGACTAGACTTCTTCCAGTTGTGCAAATAAGATCTGAATTCGTCAGTTAATTCTTGAGTACCATTTGTTTCAAATGTAATTTCTTTAAGACCTTGCATCTTAGGATGATTGAGTAAGTCTGGATAAGCACGTTGCCAACCTAGCAATGGCTCGCCACCTGTGATAACCAAGTGTTCATCTTTCCAATGATCCTGCGGGAGAATTTCCATAATGCGATCTGCTATTGCATCGCTAGTAAGCATTGGACTAAGATCTTTAAAAGTAGGATGCCAACTAGCATAGCTATCACAACCTGTACTGACTAATGGAAGTTCGTTGTAAGTTTTCCACTTATCGTATTTGATTTGTTTTTCAGCTAATACATCCGCTTCTCCGCTTAGTGTACCTCGCGGCATACCAAATCCAGCACACTTAAAGTTACAACCGAATGTGCGTAGAAACACAGACGGGACGCCCATGTAGCGTCCTTCTCCTTGGATACTGTAAAACAGTTCCGCTATTTTAATTTTGCTCATACACAATCCTGTTCATTTGCCATTTTCTTTATTGTAGCACGTTCTTCTTTGTTTTGTCTAGCATTACGAAAAACTTCGAGGTCCTCGATCGCGTTTTTCAAAGTTGCTGAATAATTGAGTGCTTGTTGTTTGGTTAAGTGTACACTTGATTCGGTATCGATATAACCTTTAGTCAATAATGTCCAAATATGATACCACCGTGTTTTACTCCACCAGTTTGTTTTACCAGTAGTATAGATATTGACAATGATATCACAATCGTCTACTTCTATCCAAACATTGTGATTATGAGCTTCGTCGTGGCAATTACAAGCAACTCGATAGACTTTTGAGTCGCCCCAGTCACCTGTTTTCATTATACCTTCTGCTGGAATTTGTACGTTCATCGTAGCGCCTCTAATGTTGAAATTTTAGCAATCTTTTCGCCGAAGTCTTCGTCTTTTCCAATAATGTATATTTGACGGTCGTGTCTATCAGTTTTTGGATCGTATCGGCTAAACTCTACAATCTTGCCACCCACTGCACTATATACTTTGAATTGAAGTGTAGGCTCGCTATCGACAGACGCACGACCACTGATAGTGCTGATAGCGTTGCCACGGCTCATTTTAGGACTTGGATAGCAATCATCCTGCTCCTGCCTAGCACTATTCCAATCTTCTTTAACCCAACCGACTACCATTCGTTTAAACCAATTCATAATTTCATTATTCTTTCTATAAGTTCTTTTGCTTCAGGGCAATCGTTTCGTTCAACTTGCGCTTCAATAGCACGTTCCATTGCTTCATGAAGACCTCGGAGATATGGTCTTTCATTCACAGTTGAATAAGGTTGTGTCCATCGAATAGTATACAAGTATTTTGGTTCCATTAATATTCTCCTTCAAACCATTCATCGACCATAGCTTCTGCTTCTGTTTGTGTAAGAGCAGGAACAAAAATTCTAGCAAGATGGCCTTGCGTATGTTGTATATTAAATCTAACAATCCCAACAGGAATATCTTCCCATTCACGTTCGACCACAAACTCTTTTAAATTTTTAGCACGATTAATTAACTGATCAGTTAGCTCTTGTGCAGTAGTCATATAATTCTCCTTAGAATTTATAAATCGGTAATGAATACATTAGGTCATGCATTTTAGGCCGCAACCGCATCTCCAATCTTTTCTTACCTTTAATAACCATAGTATGCAATAATTCAGGATTGCCCAATTGTTGGACGGTCCATGTACCTTTGCTTTCTCTGCCAGTATCAGTTAAAAATGTTCCGTATGCAGTATCATAAGGAGGAATATCTCCAACACGTTTAAATCCGCATATACTACAGTTATATTGTTTGTCTTTTACTATGGCAAGCAAATAATAATCTTTAACCGAACATACTTTTTTAAACCACCCTTCGATATAGACATTCCAAAGTGTTGCAGAATCTTTCGTACTAAACAGTGTATCTAAATGACTATGGTATGTTTGAAACATACTGGCTTCGCCTGATTTTGTACCTGATCCTTTACCTACACTTTTAACGTCCAAACCAATATCAGTACCAATTCTAACATCGACAATAGAATTACCAGCACCGGCCCAATCGGATCCTACAATACTATCTGCTACGGCATACTCCCAAGTTTCTTTACCCATGCTAAGTGGCCTGCCCCGGGCAATATGTTTACGCATCGGCGCCATAAATTCGTCTACTTCTCTTTGGAAGTTCGGAATAAAATTAGGTCCGACTAACTGTTGGATCTCTGATACAAGCATTGGTTCTAATGTATACATATCAGCGTGGTGCAAATTCCTGTTGCATTTTAATATTGTCCATAAACTCTTTCTTAGTGCCTAAGTCATCTTTAAATGCACCTTTAAGTACAGTAGTTTGTGTCAACGAACTATGTGCCATGATACCGCGATTCTCACAGCATCCGTGTGTAGCTTGAATATATACGCCTAGGTCTGTTGCTCCAGTGGCTTTTTGGATTTCCCTAGCAATGTCATTGCAAAGTTCCTCCTGGAGAGTACCTCGACGGGCACACCACTGAGCGATCCTTGTATACTTGCTAAGTCCGATGAGTTTCTGAGCCGCAATAATACCAATATAAGCAACGCCAACAACGGGTTGGTGATGATGACTACACATACTACGCAACTCACTACGAACAACCAACATGCCTTCATATCTATCCTCGCTATCATTTGGAAACGCTGTTGCGTCTGGAGCAGGTTCATAACGTCCTGCCATTATTTCATTAAAGTACATTTTAGCTAGACGTCTTGCTGTACCTTTTGAGTTGGGATCATTTTCTCTATCAATTAGTAGAGTATCTAGCACTTTTTCAAATGCCACAGTTGCTTCGTTGATCAAGTGTTCTTTGTCAGTTTCGTGAAGATAGTCACTGACATTATCGCCAGCCCAAAATCTTTTGCCATCACGCTTCATCTTAAAGCGGATAACATCTGCTAGATTGGCTTCTTCATAGCTCTTGTCGTCTATATTGTTATATGTTACGGATTCAGTCATTTATTACTCCTAAGTGTATAGTATATAGGTTTATTTAGGCCGTGTCAAAGTTTTTCTGCTCGAAGTTTACGACACTTTTCTTTAACTTCAATAGGATAATCTGGACTTATTTCTGCGATTGAGCAGTTGTATACCACCACATCACCTTTCTTAGGCATAAACAAAAAGGCTAAAGCAAATACAATAGAAATTGCAAGCACCCAAAGTCCTACTTCAATTAAACTACGTGTGTCATCAAACCTTGACATAGTGTCTGGACCTCATCTTTAGTCATGAAGAAATTATAAGTTTGATCTGATTGTACTTCACCTTGTTCGTTTAAACTTTCTTGAATGAAATCTAAACTATACAGACCTTTTGGAGCAAGTACTTCGTGAGTGCGAACACGTACTCGAAATCCAGGTTGCTCTTTGGCAATAAATTCTTTAACATCTATACTTTCGTGGTACATATAGTTCTCCTTAAAATACCATGTCTGCCGCAATTATAAAACGATCCTGGCTAGACTGCGGCGGTGTAGGTCTATGCCAAGTTTTACCTGGATAAATTATCCAATTGAAAGGTTTAACTGGATTAACCCATCTAGCAGGATTTTCAACTCCGTTATATGCAAACTCTGTGCCAGATGTATTTAGGTCTGCATCATCGGGTATATGCAAATAGTATATGCCCGATAGTGTTCTTTCGCTACCGTATTGATGAGTATGCCATAAGTTATCTCTATTTTCTTGTGTTTTATTTGATGTCATAAAACTCCAAGCCTGTATTTGTTCAATTTTTACTTCTTGTTTCAAATACATAAAACAACTCATCATAAAACTCATACGAAACTTTAACCAATGTTCTCCGGGTTGTTGGAATACATTAATGTTTGTTTGATATAGTGGACTATTGGTAAAGTATTTGCCATCGGCAATTAAATTATGAATATCAGTCTTGGCTAACTCTTGATCTTGTGCTGTAATAATAGTGCTAAAATCAAACGACTCTACTGTTTCCCAGGAGTTTTCAAGTTCAATCATAGTCGTTCACTTAACAATATTTTACATAAGTGAGCATCTTTTTCATTTTTAAAAATAAAGCTCATATAATCGTGTTGCGGGCTTGATCGATATCTATCACCGGGCAATCCAAATACTTCTACTACCATAGCACAGGTTTCATTCCACCAGAATCCGTTCTGATTGTCCCATACTACAGTAACAGTATTATCTGTCATTCGGCCCTGCCACTAGTACAGCTATCGCTCCAAAGTCCCTGTGCTTGTTTTTTATATTCTTCAAGGTCCCATACCCGTTTAGCTTCAACTAATTGTTCTTCACTGAGCCCGTGCCAACCGATACATTTGCCTGTTGGGCTCCGGCCACAACCACATTTTCCAAACGAGTTATCCTCTGTTGCTACTCTTACTTGCATATTGTTGTCCTTTTTACCAAATATTTTTTCAAAACTATTAGCAAATTCTTCTTGACTAACGCTAAATGGTCTTGGTTTGCTACCTTTACCGCCATCACTCATTTTTATAATTTCCTTTTTCGGGAATCACGTGTCGTACACCGCCACGAGGATCTGGCATATCTCCTGTACGTCTAGGAATCATATGTATATGCGGATACATTACTGTTTGACCAGCAGGCGTGCCACAGTTTTGTCCGACATTGAATCCGTCCCATCGCTTTGTCGCAATGCCTTCATGGCCAATAAAGTATGCGGCCCTGTAGCATTCGAGTAAGTTTTCAATACGGTCTTGGGTTGGCACAAATAGCAAATGTCCCGATGTAACTGGGTAAGCATCTCTGATGATCCAATAGTGGTCTGATTGTTTTTCAACTTCTGTCCATGGAGCGATTCCGTCATTTAAAGCCCTTTCAAGATCTGTTAACATTTAATTTTGCCTCAATTTCTTTTAATTCACGCTGTAAAAATTCTTCATACATAAACATAGTTTCAACTTTATCAGCGTTGCCTGAAGTTCTTAATATTTCAATATCTTGTTTAACTTGTTCCATTTTTTTAATTAAATGGTCATGTTCTTCTTCCGGAGTCATCGCCATGATTAATCCTTTTTAGCTTTTCTATAAATGCCACTTCCAAAAGGTGCCGACAATAAAAATGCGGCCGCCCATGTTTCGATAGTGTACGGAATAGCTAGAACTGGAAATAGGGTATTCAATGCCCAAATCATTAATACAGGGCCAATCGCTAGTGCAATTACCAGTAGTGTAATTCCAAGAATTAATTTAAACATAATTTTAATCATAACCAAAAATCCTCCCAAGGATAAACTAACCAACAATCTTTTTCTGCTTTGTTCACAGTCCAAACGTAGTAGTCTGGATCTTTAAACTCGCTTGAAAGATTATGTGTTAAAACGGCAAAGCGAACTGTGTCTCCCCAAATTGTTCCCCAATTAGGATGACCAGGTAACGCACTTGATTCCCAATCTTTCTTGATCCAGGCAATAGTAGAGCCCTGATCGTTGATATCATCAACTACTAAAATTTTTTTACCTTCGAACGCATCTTCTGCCATGCCACAATTACTAACAGTGTCTCCACCGTCACGTAGGCTAATATCTAGGCTATTCATTTTAATGCCAGTATACTGACTCAACAAATTCGCAGGTATTAGTCCACCTCGGCCGATGCCTACAATATAATCTGGACGCCAGTAGTGATCGTGCATTTGTCTAGCAATATCTAGACAAGCACCTTCGACTTGTTTCCATGTATAATAAACTTTATTCATCTTCACCTTTAATTGCATCAAATGTTCTATACTTACCCAAAGCCGCAATATACTCGTCGTACAGTTTCTTTAGCTTTGGATGCTTCTTTTCAAGTTTAACATCTCTTTCTGGAATTTGCAAGAGTTTTTCCATCGTCTTTAACCGTTCTTCTAAGTCAACACCGTTAATAACCAAATTACCTTTAACTTCAAGTGTAGGATGACTTTTAGCTGTGTTAACTGTCAGTACTTGATCGTAGTTGTTTGGAGTAATCCAATTTGCAGTACCTGTTCCTGTAGTCGTATAAATCTGGCCAGCCCCGCCACCGTTAAAATAACTAGTTCCTGTTGTGTTGCTTAAAGTTATTGAGCCCAATGGCTGTGATGTAAGGCCTCCGACAATAGTGTGCCCACTGCCACTAGATCCTGCTCCGCTTATTGTTACTGTTGCGCCATTAGGCACTGTGCTTGCGTTGTTGTAAGTAATGCTCATTGTGTATCCATTTGTTATTAACGAGAAATCCCCATTCTCGTTTTTGTAGACCAGGCATAAACAGGGTCCAAGGCGTAACGCCTTCTTTTAATTCAATTCGGTGATAGCTGTTGGCACTACAAAATCTAAAATGCCCAGGCCCTCGCCATTTACGTACTTCAGTGTTGCCACTTAATATCCATTCGTAATAGCCACCTGCTAGTATCAATGTAAAATATGGCCACGGATGATCATGTACATCA